TCGAGAACTCCGACGATGACGTCCTATTTCAAGTCCGGGACGATGCCGTCGCCGGGATAGGCCGGACGCCGGACGAAACGAATTTCGTCGCCCTGGACGTAAACGGCGGGATCCGTATCGGCGACAATACGGACCATTCTCCGGCATTTCCTGGCGGGCACGCTCTCATAGATTGTTACGTCCCTGGCGGGGGCGGTCTGGTCATTACAAACGACGGGAATAGCGCCGGGATCCCCGTCTATATCATGGCGACGCCGAACTTTACGAGCAGGACGAGAGGCGCGGCCCTGTTTCTCTATTCCGGCGAGAATTTCGCCCGCGGTCTCCGCCTCCGTAGTGAGGATGACGCGACGGATCCAAACGCGGACGTTACCTGGGAGGGGGCAGGGACGTTTACGGTCCAGACAGACGAGGCGGGAACGGATCTCATTCTAGCGACGACGGACTCGGGAAATAGCGCGACGACAAGGGTAACGATCAAGGGAGCCCAGGACGCGACGGAGGTCGAGATCGACGGAGATCTCTATCTCGCCGGGAGTCTGTCGATCGATACATCCGGCGCGGTCGTTCTGAACAAAGACCAGGGAAGTACCTGCTATTTCAACGCGGACGATCTCAATATCTTTTGCCACCCTGCCGGGGGGCAGGCATGGCAAGCGAGCGCCTCTCAACTGACGCTTAATGTCGCCCTCCATGCCTACGATACCGCCCAGGTAGATACCTGGACCGGACTTGGGACCGCGCCTGCCTCTGGGCGTCGTCTGTCGATCGACGGAGACGTCTATCTGGAGGAGGGGCACAAACTCTACTTTGACGGGGACGCCGGGACACCGGACACCTACATAACCGCGACGACTGGCGGATCGGAATTAGAGTTCTATCACCAAAGCGGGGAAAAATTCTGGCTCGACTCTACGGGCGCGTCGGCGACGTCCAGAATCTCGGTAAACGGTACAACGTCCGCCCTCATGCAATGGCGAACGGAAACGGGCGGACCGAACGATCTCAAGGCGGAAGCACGTTGGCTTGACTCCAGTTCTGAATTGGAAATCAGGACCGCGCAAGCCGATAGCTCCACGATTGTCAACCGCATGAGAATAGCGGGCGAGATAGACGAGACGCGAATCGGTATCGACGCGGCTCCCGTTTCTGGTTACGCCCTGGCAGTAGGTGGGGCGACTCGCCTGGAGGATGATCTTCTTTTCGTTGGCTCCGGCTCTGGCCTGCCGTTTGCCGAGATCTACGCCGCGGACGTTACCGATACCATCACGATCACAGGAACCGGGATCGCGAACAAGGTACAAGTAACGTCTTTCGCGACGGATGGGGAATCCAATCAGGCAACCCCTGACCATACGAACGATCACATAACAATAGACAAGGCGGGGCAATACCTCGTGACCGTCTCGGTCTCGTTCTCGTCGGTCGGAGGAACCGCGTATTCCGTTGGGTTTGGTTTGTTCAAAAACAACGGGGCTACTCGTTATTCCAACGTTACTGCTGAAAGGAATCTTGCCGGGGGCGGCGCCGATATCGGTAGCGCGAGCCTTTCAGGCATTATCGACGCGGACGCCGCGGATACCCTGGAGCTATGGGTCTGGAACAATACGAACACGAATAACGTGGTAATTGAGAATGTAACCCTTTCGATCGTCCAGATTGGCGGAGGCGCGTAAGGTGCGCAGTCTCTTTGTTCTCTTAACGCTTCAGAGGAGGATGGGACCTTGAAGCAAGTGAATATGGCGGGGGTCCTTGTGGACCTGGAGGGTAACGAAATCCAACGAGGGCAATGCCCCTTCTGCGGATCGCGTGACAAGGCCGACGGGCAACCGGCGACAATCGCGCATATCGTTACCTCGCATTTGATCGCAACCAAACCCAAGAACGCGGACGCCGCGGAGCAGATCTGGCGCGTCGGTCAGAAGATCAATTCGCCGGACTTCTCTGGTGAATTGGAGGACGCCGAATTTAAGACCCTGCGCCAGACCGTAGAGGAGAACCCCGCGGGTTACGCGGTCGTCGTACAGGGTCAAGTAGTCGCGGCATTGCGAGAGATCAAGTAGGGTAGACCTATGGCGGGCTCCTCGGTAAGGTTTGGAATGGCCCTCTTCGGCGACAAGGAACTCGAAAAGGCTTTGACGCGTCTCGGTATAGAGACGACAACAAAGCTAATGAAAGAGGCCGCGGTCGCCGCGGCTCAACCCGTATTGGACGCGGCACGAGACAACGCGCCGAAACTGTCTGGGCGCCTGGAGCAGAATATCCGAATTCGTCCGGTCGGTCGAAAGACATTCGCGGGCGCAATGGTGCAAACAGGGACGCGGGCAAAAATGGGAATCAGCGGATCCTCGAAATGGTACTATCCTGCCCACGTGGAATTAGGGCATCCTAAAATGTTGTTCGGAAAAGGCCCTTTCGGTCGCGTCGAACCTAAACCGTATTTGCGTCCGGCGCTCTACGATAACAAGTATCGCGCCCTCGGGATTATGAAGCGGGTCCTTTGGACGACAATCCGGCTCTTTGTATCGATTCTCAGGTCGCAACAGGAGGTCGCGGTTAAGGGTAAGGTGAAAGCGGCATGAGTTTCGAGGTCGATCTCTACCAGTACCTACAAGGGATCTCGGGCCTAACCTCTTTGATAGGGGATCGGTTATTCACGGATATCGCTCCGACTCAGGTCCTCAATCCTCCATATGTTACCTATCTCAAGATCGGGGGCGAGACTCCTCACCATTTGGACGGGTCTACGACTCTGGTCGATCAAAGGTATCAATTCGATATCTATTCGCTAACGCCGGACGGTCGAGAGGCGATCTTCGAAGCGTTGCGATTGGCGTTAGACGGATATAACGGGACGATGGGATCGAGTTCGGTTAGGTTCTTCCTTGAGAACGAGCAGAACGTAACCGACGAACCTAACGACGCATCCCAGAAGATCATTTACCGTTGTATCGTGACGTTTGATGTTTGGTTGCATAGAACCCTTGCAGATCCTAACTAGGAGGCTTTGAAATGGCTGGACTTTCGCACGATGTTGGGCAGGGAACCACGATCTCTTTCCCTACTTCGGGATTCGACGCCGAGATCCTCACTATCGGCGGGCCGAGTTTCGCCCGCGATCCGATCGACGTAACCCATCTCGGGACTGCCGATCCGGACGCGGACGAGGGCAACAATATGGAGTTCATTGCCTCGCGTCTTATCGACGGGGGCGAGGTTTCCCTCGGCGTCCACGTTCATACTGGGCAGGCCGACAAAACCCAATGGCCTCCGATTAACCAACCGTCCGAAACGGTCCGGATCACGTTGCCCCTGGCCGATGGCGATTCGACCGCGGCCTACTGGGAATTTCCCGGTTTCTGTACCGGATACACTCCCTCGATTGAGGGTGCCGCGGTTATCACTGCCGATATGACGGTGAAGGTTGCTGGACCCTGTCAGTTTGTCCCCGCGGCGTAACCAGGGCTAGTGGCCCGCATTAGCTCAAAGGAGGATGGGACCTTGAGCGAGGAACGTAGACGAGTGCTTTCCGGCGCGGATATTCTCCGCGCGAACGATCGGATTGTCGGCGAGATCGAGGTCCCGGAGTGGGGCGGAACCGTCCTACTCCGGCGCCTCTCCTCTCGCCAGATAGAGCAATGGGACGAGTTCGCTCGCCAGATCCGCGACCCTGATACGGATCTCGGTCCTCTGGACGGTCTCGCGCTTATGTTCGCCCAAATGGCTTGCGACGAGCAAGGCGAGCCTCTTTTTACCGGCGCCGACTTGGAGAAACTCAAGGACAAGGCCGCGGAGATTATGCGGACTGTCGTAGACAGGGGCGCGGAACTGAATAATATCGAACTGACTCCCGACGTTACCGGGGACGACCGAGACACGCCTGGGACGTCCAAAACGCTCCAGGAGCGCGCGGAATCAAAAGAGGGGGTCAACGGAGGGCCGGAGGGAAACGACTAGAGCGACGCCCGATAACGCTCGCCCTGTACCGTCTGGCGTCGCATTTGGGAAAGACTGTCGAGGAGATACGCGACGAGGTTTCCGCGTCGGAACTGTTCGGATGGATGCAATACTTTCGGATCGAACCCCTGGGAGAGGAACGCGCAGACCTGAGAATGGCGCGTATCTGTCAAGTGATAGCGGAGACCAACACGGGAAAGCGTTACAAACTGGAGGAGTTCCTTTTCGATTTCGACTCCACGGAGACAGGAACGGAGGAGGTCCATCGTATGAGTGCCGGACAGATCGCGTCCACGTTGCACGCCCTCTTCGGAACCGGAAACAAGGCGAAAGGTAAGTAGAGCGAATGGCTATTATCGGCAGTCTGGCGGTAGCCCTTGGGCTCGACGGGAAGAAATTCGAAAAGGGTCTCAAGAAGTCCCGTAGATCTCTCCGTCGATTCGCCAAGGATATCCCTTTCGCGAATACGTCGGTACTCAAGTTCGGGACCGCCCTGGTTGCGGGCGCCGCGGGCGGGCTCGCCCTTATGACGCGTCAAAGCCTCAAGGCGATAGATCAGATCGGAAAGCTATCGGACGAACTCGGTATCTCTACCGAGGACCTGATCGGCTTCCAAGAGGCCGCGCGACTGAGCGGGACGAGTAACGAGGTTCTCACCAAGGGATTTCAACGACTGATCCGTCGGATCGGCGAGGCCAATCTCGGCTATGGCGAGGGGGTTAAGGGGCTGGACGCCCTGGGGCTTAAGGCAGAGGATCTTTCCCAAATCCCCGCGGCGGAGGCAATGCGCAAGATAGCCGGGGCGATTAGCAAACTCCCGAGCGCCGCGGATCGCGCGGGCGTAGCGTTTGCCCTGTTCGGACGCCAGGGCCAGGACCTGATGAATTTCCTCCTTATGGGCGAGGACGGTCTCCGAAATGTACAGACGGAGGCCGAGGCCCTGGGTATTACGTTTGACAGGATAAGCGCGGCAAAGGTCGAAGAGGCAAACGACTCGATAGGTCGCCTAACACTCCAGGCCCAAGGATTCGCGAACAAAATCGCGGTAGCAGTCGCGCCTTATATCGATTTTGCTTCCGACAAAATGGTAGAACTAGGAAAGAGCGGAGCCCTGTCTTTTAAGCAAGTCGGAAAGGGGGTCCAATACGTTATTCAATGGGTTGGGAAACTCATGGACTGGTTTGAACTCTCTAAGGGGGTCTTTCTTACCGTTGTCGGGGCTATCCAAAAGGCACTCGGGGGCTTGCTAAAGACTTGGTCTATCGCTATCGATACCCTGCTGAAGGGCCTCGAAAAACTTCCCATTATCGGAAAGAAAATCGAGAAACTCAATTTTCGCATGGGCGACTATGCGGAAGGTTTCTGGGAAGCCGGTAAGGGAAGCCTTGAGGACGCGCGCGAGGCATTCGATAGATTCGCCGAGAACTATCACGAAAAACGGATTACCTTCCAGGCGGAGAAAATCCTCGACGCCGCGGAGGAGGCCGCGAAGAAAACAGTCGAACTCAAAAAGGTGAAAGATCCTTTTTCGATCGAGGAGGTCCGGAAGCGTATGGAGGCCGCGGGGGGAAAGGCAGGGAAAGCCTTTCTAAAAGCTATTTCCACGTTCGGCAAGGACGTAAACCTCGGACGCGTCGCCCTCCGAGTCGGTCCTCTCAAAATGAACGAACGCAAGGTAGAGGATCCGCAATTGAAAACCACTAACTCCCTGCTCCGTCAAATCAGGGACAAACAGCCGGTAGCGGTAACGGTGTAAAATGGCAACAGTACGCCCAGAAATCCTAGACGGTGCGAGCCTTTCAAACTCCGCGGACGGAGTCGAAACGGTTCGGGTTTTCATTGTCGAGAACGTTACCGGCGACGCAAAAACGAAAATGATTAACGCGATCCTCGCCCCAGGCGTCCCGCAACTGGGCGAGGCGCATCCGGGAAAGCCAGACATTTTCGTAAAGTCGCATTCGGTCGCGCCAATAGATCCAAAGACGTTCCGAATTGAGGCGCACTATAAGCCCCTCGATTGGGACGAGAAGGAACCGGACGATACGGAGCCTCCGGAGATCTCGATTTCTACGACGATCGAGACGGTAACGACGAATTTCGACCGGGACGGCAAATTGATCGAGGTCGAGTATAGCGGGCAAGCCCTGGACGCGGAAGGTAACTACATCACAAAGGACTTTGAGCCTCAGACTGTAGCCCTGGAGGTTCAGGTCCCCGTTACGCGTCTCAGATTCTCGCGCAAAGAGACGACTAACTCCTATTTGAAGAATCGTCAGAATAAGGGAAAGGTAAACTCTCAAACTTGGTTAGGCGATCCCCCGCGGTCCTGGCTCTGTACGGATATCTCTAGCGATTTTGCCGGGGACGGTTGGAAAGTCTCCTATGAGTTTCAACTCGCCGACGAGCGTCGCCTAGAACAAGGCGGATCCCTCATTCGTACCTGGGACGCTACCGCGGTTTTTACCAATCCGGCGACGGGCCGCGCGGTCCGCGGGGCGACGATTGGAAACGGCATCCTCCTCGTTCCCTACTACCAGGAAGCAGATTTTAACGCCCTCCTCTTGGGACTTCCCTAATGGCAGAGGTTACGGGGAAATCCAAAACTCCTAACCTCAAACGATGGAGGTCACGGGAGCCGGTAGATCATCGTCCGTTAAACGAAACGAATCGCGCGGTTGAGGCAATCACGCGCGGAGTTCGTCCTCCCAAGCAGATCGGCTTGGACGCGGACGGACCGATTACGATCCGGGCCGGAGACGTTGCGCGTTTCCGTCTCGTTAGCGTTGCCGGGGACTATCTGGTCTGCGAGCCATTCGACGGCACGGAGCCGACAGGACCGACGGTATTCGTCGCAAAGAATTACATCCTGCGACGGAATCCGTTCGACGGCAAGAGCCGTAACGGAATCACCTACAACTATACATCCGACGTATCGCGTACCGCGTCCAGTCTAGGCGATACAGAGGATCAGGTCGTAGTGGATCCATACGTCGCCGGGGATGAAATCTGGGCAACCTATGCGCCGACCGGAGGAACCGGAGTCCAGGCCGGAGACGAGACGGTCGAGTGGTTGGACGACAACCGCGACGGACGCGCCTGGGCGCACGAATACGGGACCTGATCCTATGGCGAGCAATTTCGGGTCCTTCGATCAGTCTCCGCTTGGAGCCTTCATAGAAAGCCCGCTAGGTGTACGGGGCAGAGACGACGATCTAACGGTAACGGATTTGATCAATATCGGGGGGTACGCGGTAGATCCTGGTCCGAGCGTCTCTCGCTATACCGGCTCTGGTAAGGTCTGGTCAAAAATGGGCGGAGGACTCGCTGGAGTTACGGCTACTACATCTCCGCAAGTGAACGGTATCCTAAGTCTGTCCGGCAAAAATTACGCCTATGGACAATTCCGCAAGGTATCCGGGGCTCCGGCGGATTACTTCGCCCAATGGATCGGCGGATCATGGACGGAACCGGCAACGATCAATAGCTTTGTAACGTCCGGGGATTCTCTAGGGTCTATTGTTTTGTGCGGTCTGTTCACGAGCATTAACGCGGTTCCAGGATACAACGGAGGCGCCGCGTTCGACGGCACTACGTGGACGGCATTAGGAATAGGCCCAGGCGCCGCGGCGTCGAATTGGGCTACTAAGATCGATCCCAATAGCGGACTGATCTATCTCGGAAGGACTGGAGGGGCTCCGTTTACGAATGACGCGGTTCGCGTTTTCAACGGTGCTACCTGGGGAAATCTCGGCACGGGATTGGACGGAATCTGCTATGCCCTTGAGGTCTATGGCACTGACGTATGGGCGGGCGGCGCTCTAATTGACAACGTTCCGATCATCCCCGTCGCGGGATCTCACGCTTTCTACAACGGATCTTCATGGACGATCAACCCCGGAGGCGTAGCGACAGGGGCAACGGGATCCCAGGCGTATGCTTTCACTGTCTGGAATGGCCTGCTGATTATGGCGGGCGCGTTTACCGCAATCGGCGGAACTCCTGTCAACAGAGTAGCGGCGTGGAATGGCGCCTCCTGGTCGGCCCTGGCCGGAGGGTTTTCCGCGGGCGTCGCCTCGACGCTAACGGTTTGGAATGGCCTGCTAGTGATTGGCGGAAATAATCTTGTGCGTTCTGGGGTTTCCTCGGACGTCTGGATTTGGGACGGTGCAACTTGGACCGCAATAGAGGGATCGCCAGGGTCGGCAATCATATGCAACGGGCTCGGCGTTTTTCAGTAGAGAGGTATTGATAAATGGCGCGGAAATATTGGCTCGGTGAAGCGGACGCGGTCGCGCAAGTCTCATCTTGTGCGATCAGTAGCTATGACGTTCTTACTACTTACTCGATCTCACTCGGAAACGCGAGCGTTTCCGTAATCGGCGCCGGAGGATTGAACCCGACCGCGGTCGCCCTGGCCGCGGCTGCCGACGCTTCGACGCATCCCTACTTTGAGGAAGTCACTTGGACCGATTCGGGAAATACGGTAATCGGAACCGCGGACGATCCTGGCGAGCCCTTCGATCCTGTTTCCGGCGTTAGTGGCGGGACGGGAACGATCGGAGCTTTTTCAGATACGACTGCTTGCGAGTCGCGGCATCATTGGGACGTCGCCGCGAATTGGTCGGATAACGCGGTCCCCGTGAACTCCGACGAAGTGATCGTAGATAAATCCGACGTTTCGATCCTTTGGGGCCTTGCGCAGTCCGCGGTAACTCTGGCCTATCTCTCGGTCACGCAGAACTTTACCGGGAAAGTCGGACTCGACTCTAGGCGGTTCGCGTTGTCGTCGGACGCCGAGACCTACGAGGAGGACGATCCGAAAGCGGAATACCGGGACGTTTATCTCCAGATCGGCGCCTCGATTGTCGAAATCGGCGAGAACCCAGGACCGTCGCAACCGGCGGGCTCGCCGAGGATTATGCTCAACCTGGGATCGGTTGCCTCCCAGGTCGAAATCTTCCAGACTGCTTCGCAACCGTCGGAATTGGGGCTTCCTGTCGTCCGTATTCTCGCGAACTCCTCAAGCACGGATATCATCGTCCGCGAGGCGATCGGCGGAGTAGGGGTAGCGGTAGACGCCGCGGACGAGACTTCCACGATCGGCGACGGGGACGTCTCGGATCTCGGGACTCAGACAAGGGTAACGCTCGGCGAGGGGGTCACTTGGTCTAACTGGCGCCAATATGGGGGGACGAACCGCCTCCGTTGCGCCTCCGGGACGCCGGACCTCGTCATAATGGGCGGAGTCATGAGAACCGAGGGCGATTGGAACGCGGACGTATTGGACGCCTGGGCGGGCGTTTGCTATCTGAATCATACGCCCTCCTCCGGGAACCAGATCGCTACTCTCAACCTCCACGGGGGGACTTGCGACTGGAACGAGACCGCAACCGATAGGACCGTCGCCGCGCTGAACTGGTACGCGGGCGGGATCAATGCGGACTCGGAAAAGGTTACCTTTACCGCTATCGATCTGAATCCGGATGATACGAGATACGCGGGGACGTTGGCAAAGTCATAGGCAAGCGAGGGTAATAGGATGGGGAACGTTTGCAAAATGGTAGCGGCAGAGGATCCGGCAAGGGGTTTGCCGGAACCCGAACCGCCCGGACAAGAAGAGGAGAAGAAGGTGAAGAATCTGATTGGTAAACTCGGCGGGAGAAAATTCATTGTCGCCCTGGTCGCCTTGGTCGGCGTGATCGTCGCGGCGACGACCGGACTCGATCTGTCCGCTTACGAGAATACGATCGTAGGCATCCTGGGGACGTTCCTACTCGGCCAGGGAATCGCCGACGGTCTGAGTTCGGGCAAGACCTCAACCACTACCCCGGACTGATTCAATCATGGACTGGGGGCTACTGGTCCGCCTCGTCCTGTTCTGGTTGCGGAACAGATACGATCCGGATATGATCCGATTCCGCGAACTCAAGAGGGTAAAGGAAGCGAATGAGATCGAGACGATCGCGATCGAGGCGGCTCTGGCTCGCGGCAATACTGTTGTTATCTCTCGCATTTGGAGCGGGATGCGGAATCCGGAGGACTGAGCCCGTTGTTCTCTCCTCGGACTCTAGGATTCTCCAAATCGAGAACTCCGTCCCCGTCTACGATGGGGATATAATCCCCTGGAGCGAGGTCGAGGGTTGGTATCTCGTGAGTCCCGGAAACGTGCTAGACTATTTGAAATGGGCAAGTGACAGAAAGGCCGAGCGCGATGCCCGAACCGTCCCTAACTGAGATCCATTTCGCGGTCACGCAGAATACCCAGATCCTGAAGAAAATGGACAAGATCCTAACCGGCGGAGACGAACCGGAGGAGGGTCTCGTCTACAAACACCAGGGACTCAGCGCCCGCGTGAAAGCAGTCGAAACCGACGAAAAACGCCGGGAAGCCGCGGACGCGCGGAGAAATGTCGCGATCCTCGGCGCCCTGGTAGCGGCAATCGGGACGGTGATAAAAGCTATCTGGGATTCTGTTACCAAGGGTTGACAGGCCCAGGGCGCGAGGCTAGTTTTTCAGCAACGGAGAAAAGGGCTCTGCAAAATAGATAGAGGAGGGAAGCCTTGCTTCCCTGCTTCCCGCAGACCGCCGAGGGGTAAGCCCTTTCCTCTCGGCGGTCGTTTTGTATGGGGGTGAGAATGTTCCCGGCGAGTCACGCGCCGATCGGGGCGCTCGTATCATTCACGATTGGAGGACCCTGGGGGATCGCCCTGGGCGTCGCGAGCCACTACGCTGCGGATCTGATCGGAGAGCATTGCTACCAGGACCGAAAGGCAGAAATCGGATGGGAAGGGCTCTGGCTCTTGTCTGTTCTTTCGGTCCTGGGTTCTACTGGTCACTGGTACGCGATTGGCGCCGCGATCGCCGCGGTCCTAGTGGATATCGGTTTGATCCTTGTACGTCTCAAGATCTTATCGCCGGACGCCGGTCGATCTTTGCATCTTGCGATTCATTTTGGAGGGATCGAGGCGCGCGTCCGATTGGGCGCGGCTTCCCAACAAGTTTTGAACTGTCTCCTTTTTGTGGCGGTCGCGTGGATCGCCTGGGCCACTAAGTGAAAGGGCATAGGATGGGGAACGAGATCGAGACGAGGGAGCCGGACGCCCTGGACGCTTTGGAGCGTCTGGATCTGGCGGAGTTTGTGGAGAGGCGTATCGAGGTACTGAACAAGGTCGCCGCGATCGTTTGCAAGCGCACCAAGCCCCAAGACTGGACATTGATCCAGGGTGAGCCCTGGCTCCGGGATTCTGGCGCCGAGCGGATCATGCCGGTTTTTGGTATCTGCGTCGAGTTCATTCGCGACGATCGCGGGGAGCCCCAGGTCGTTCGCGAGGATGGGGAGGACGAGCGCGGAAAGTTCTTCACCTATACGGCATTCGGGCGGGCGAGCATCCGCGGACAAGCGCCCTGGCTGGACGTCGTCGGGACTGCCTCGTCCAGGAAGTCGATCTATCTCAACCGCAAGGACAAGGACGGGGAGACCTACGAGCGTCCCCTCTCCGAAATTAATCCTTGTGACGTCAAACAAGACGCGATTTCCGACCTCTATCGGAACGCTTGCCAGAGGATCCTCGGGATCCGGCGCCTCTCGGTCGAGGATCTGGAGCGGCATGGGATCGAGATCAAGGGGGGCGCGTTCGATTTCAAGGGAGGCGGCGAGAAACGGGACCAGGGGGCCAAATCGGGAGGCCAGGGGGCCAAATCCGGCCCAGGACGTCGCGGAAACAACTCGGCGCCCAAGGAGTCCCCTCACGATTCCGGGGCCTCTGGGGCGATTTCTGAGGGCCAGGGGCGCAGGTTGTTCGCAATCGCGACCAAAGAGGCCGGTTGGACGGTCGAGGCATACCGCGAGGCAATCCAGGGGTTCGGCTACAAATCGGACCGGCATATCCCTGTCGCCCACTACGACGCTATCGTGGATTGGTTCAAGAAGCACAAGCCGGGGGATTTCCCCCTCGACCAGGGAGACGCCGACGACCAGGGCGACACCGACGCGCCCGCGCCTGGGGACCTGTTCTAGTGGCGCCTCTGTCGATCGAGGAGAGACAACTCCAGGCCCTCCGGGACGATGCCAGGGTCTATCCCTGCCATACGAACCGCGCGAGCGCCCTGGGCGATCCTTGCGAGCGGAAACTCGTCTATATGCGGACGCGTTGGAAAGACGCCGAACCCCCATCCCCGGAACTACAGGCGATTTTCGGGCTCGGCGATCTTTTCGAGCGCCATGCAATCCGGAAACTGGAGGATCTGGGATATCGAATTTTCGAGCAGCAAACCGCGCTTGAATTTCCGGAAGAACGGATAACGGGTCATATCGACGCCATGATCGGGCACGAGGATTTCGGCGACGTCCTGCACGTTATGGACGTCAAATCCTGTTCACCGTACATTTTCGGCACGATCGAAAGCGCGGCGGATCTCTACAATCACAAGTCCGCGCACGTTCGGCGATACCCCGCGCAGATCCAACTATATCTAGTAATGAAAGCCGACACCGAGGAACAGCGGGGACTTATCCTGTTCATTAACAAAACGTCCGGGCTCTTTCGGGAGATCTGGATCGACCTTGACCTTGACTACTGTGAAGGGCTACTACAGAAAGCGTCCCGGATCAATCGACACGTTGATAAGGGAACCCTTCCGGATCGGTTGCCCTGGTCTCGTGAGATTTGCGGACGTTGCGAGTATCGCGGAATATGCGTTCCGGATCTCACACAAGCCGAGGCCCTGGTATGGATGGACGATCCGGAATTAGAGGAAGCCCTGGAAGAACGGGACAAACTCCAGACCTCGGCCCGCGACTATCAGGGTTTCGACGCCGCGATCCGCGACGCGGTAAAGGCCCGTTTTGAACGGGGAGAAACTCAACTCGCTATCGGTCGTTTTTTGATCAAGGGGACCCAGGACAAGCGCGGATCATGGCGGAAGAAAATCGAGGTCCTGGAGGGGCTTGACAATGCGCCCGAGGGGTAAGCGTAGGTCTTGCCCTGATTGCGGCGCCCTGGTCTCTGTCCGGAAATGTTGGTCTTGGACCGGAGAGGAACGGATAGAGGCTTTCAGTCTGGACTCGGGTCCGACGGTAGTCGGCGGGCGTGTTTATCATGGTTCTAGGCACGTGTTCAAATGCCGAGTTCTGCGCGCCGCGGTCCGGGCGGGAGAACGTTATCACGGGGAGCCCGCGCAATGGCCCGAGCGCGGGGTCTACGATTTCGGGCCTACGGTTTTTTTTGGAGGGTCAATAATCCGTAATGGTTTGCGCGTTGCAACTAGATCCGATCCTCTGGCGATATTGGGCAGAGGTCCATTGTCCAAAATGCCGGAGGATCCTAAAGGTAAACGCGGGCCGGAACCTTGGTCGTAGGAATCGGATCCTATGCCATTGCGGGAAATCCGTCGCCTGGATCGTGACGGTAAACGACAAGGAGGAACCAACGCTAGGCGGACAATTCCTCAAATGCTATTGGGAAACACTTCCGGAGGGTCCGGGAGTTTCATAGGAGGGACGTAACGGATGGGACGGAGAAAGCAACATCTGGAGTATAGGATCCTGGAGGTCCAACAGGACGAGACGGGGGAGGTTTCTCTCCTCCCGTTTGGTCCCGTTTTCGATACCAGGAAGTCGGCGGATGCCGCGTTGAGAGAGACGCAGTTCCGGGCCGGTTTTACAAGATTGCCGCTATGGATATCGAACCGCTCCAGGCGGTCGAGGTCCGCGGCGTCCGCGTGACCAGGGCGCCGGTTAAGCCCCTGGGCGCCGACAGGAACGGAGACGACGGGGAACGAGGGTAGGAACCCCAACCGGGACCGCGGCGAGGTTAGGTTATCACCTTCCGACCTTTCAGCGGCTCGCGCCTCGTCGCGGTCCCTCACTTTCGGAAAGGGCAACGATGGAGACGACACATACAAGCAGGGAAGCACATAGACGAATTCGTCCGGCGGCGCCTAGTCTGCGCGCCCAGGTCCGCGCGTTTATCCGCGACCGCGGCGACAACGGGGCTACGGACCAGGAGATCCAGGACGCCCTCGGCATGAGTCCGCAAACGGAATGCCCCAGGCGCAAGGAACTCCAACAGGGAGAGGAGATTATGGACTCGGGGAGGAAGCGAAAGACCAGGGCCGGACGGTCTGCTATCGTCTGGATGATACGTCCATCCGAGCCCGTACAGAGGACTCTCTTCTAAAATGGGGCGCAATAGCAAGAGCGTTCGAAGAGTCCATAGGCGGGCGGATGCGAGGCGACGGAAAGAGGCGCTCCGGGATGCAATTAGGGAGGCCAATCTCGCCAAGGATGCCGCTATGAAAAAGCGCCATAGAGACAGACGCCTCGATCCGGAGAAAGAGGCCCGCGTCGAGAGAGAGAACGAGAAGGCTATCGTCCGGACGGATCGCGCGGTAGAGGCCGCGATCGACCTGGGCAGAAGGGACGTTGTTTGTAGTTTCACCAGGACGCGCGCCCTCGGTTGCATGGATGCTCCGTTGCCATGAGTTCGCCGACGTCCAGATCGACCGAACTGTTAAGGTCCCGCGGATGGACGGTAGCAAAGGTCGAGTATTGGCAACCCTACTGGAGGGATGGAGAGGACGGGGTATCCAGGCCGACAAAGCAGGGCGTCCGCCGAGACCTCTGGGGTTGCGATTTGATCGCCTGTCAACCTGGAATCGGTATCCTGCTTGTCCAGACGACGAGCGCGAGCAACGCCCGCGCGAGGGTTCACAAACTCGCGGAGATACCGGAGGCCCTGGAATGGTTGAGATCCGGCGGACGTATCGAGGTGCATGGTTGGCGGAAAGCGCCGATCAAACGCGGCGCGAAAGCTAAAAAATGGGTCTGTAACGAAATTCCGGTAGACGAGCAGATCCTAGAGGAGGCGCGTTTCTAATGGTAGAGGAACCGGGGAGCCCATCCGCCGATTTTACGGAGCCAGATAGGGCGCCCATTTTGTTCGGAGCCGGGGAGTCCGTTGTACCTCTCCTGGATGCCCTGGGGCTCGGCGGACTGCGTGTTATATCGATTTGCCTGGAGGTCGAGGCAATGAAACCGGCGACCCTCACGGTCTGCCGGTATGTCTCCGAGACGGAGGGGAAGGACCTCGCTACGATCCTGGAGGAGTACCGCCTCCAGAAGATCGAGAAAGCGCCGGAGACGCCTCTGGACAACGCGGAAGGGGGCGAGGATGAATCTTGAGCGCGAACAACTCCAACGGATGCGCCGTCCAAACGGGGTGATTATGGTGCCGTGGGATATGTTCAACGCTTTGGTTGACGCCGCCGAGGAAGTGGAGCGGGAACGCGATCGGGTCAGAACGCTGGAGGACATTATGCGCGGCCTTGACTGCCGACAGGCGGGTGTGGGGCTGGCCGATTGGAGCGGCAGCCATTGCCCGGTGGACGATCCGTGCGCGCGGTGCCGGTATGAATCCGAGATCGATCGGCTGCGGGCGGCGTATGAACTCCTGGACGAATCGGTCGGGGAACTCGACGAAGAGCACACGCGGCTGCGGGCCGCGTTGACCGAGATCGAAAAACTACCCGGCAACACCTACTACGGGGACATTGCGCGGCGGGCACTGGGAGGGAGTGAGTGATGACACAAAAACGACGCGGCGGCGGGTCCTAGCAAGGCAATGTATTTTAGATTTTAGGCGAGTATCGGCTCACTCTTATAAGGTGTAGAAACCGTAATTGGTTACATGTGGGTTCGAGTCCCACCTCGCCTACTAGTGTCGGCGAAATCAGGTAACTTTGATTTGGGGAGAATACCATGACAACGCTGTTTGTGGACGACGACGAGAGCATTCTGGCGATGTACGAAGAGCAGTGCGAAGAAGCAGGGATCGACGCACTGTTCGCGCCAGACGCCAACATGGCCATCAGAATGATCCGTGATGGCGGCGTCACACACTTGGTATGCGACGGGAAAATCCCGATGTCCTACGGCGGATTTCCGCGAGAGGAAAACGGGTATCAAGTGTTAGACGCCGCAATTGAGGCAGACATCAAGGAGCGGTGGATCGTTTCATCTAGCGCCGAGATTCAGCGATACGCCTGTGAGCAGGGCCTCGCCACGCGGGCCGTGGCGAAGATCGATGCGGTGAAGATGGTGAAAGAGGAATTGCTGTGAATGTCGGCATTATGCTCATAGAGAATGACGGGATGAAGATAATCATTCGTCCCGATGGGGATTCCTACATGGCAGCGTGGGATGATTTCGAGAACATTCAGGAATCCTGCTGTGCATTTGGAGATACACCATCCGATGCGTTGCTCGCGTTCCTGCGAGAGCAAGAATTGTTGAGGGAAGAATAATGCCTAGCGTACTTCCCGGCATCAAGGACCGAAAGACCGCCGAGGGCTACATGGGCGAAGTGCTGTACTACAACCCCGAGCCCGAACGCATAGCGTGGGTGTTTGGCGACACGCTAGAAGAATTGCGTGATCGTAAGCACATTGTGACATCCGCGCTGGCACACGCAATTGTTGGGAGTGATGAGTGCGCGTGTGTGTCGTGTGCTGTCCGCCCTCGCGGGCACAAGGCACGGAAGGGGAGGAGTGAGTGATGGCTAAAACATTGGCATACAAGGTGACGACACACGACCTGCGACCGCCCGTGCGCGGAGGCGATCCCATCTGGGACGGCAGCCTGCCCCATCGGCTGCCACGCGTCCGCGTGAATCGCGGCATCGCCGAGTGCGGCGCAGGCTGGAACGCGTGCCGGTCTGCTGCCACCGCTCTGCGCATTGCCGGGCTCTGGCCAGATGGCTGGCCATCGCGGCTGTGGCGCGTGCAGACGCGGGCCAAAATCACGGAGCGCGGAGACAAGATGCGCGCGTCAACATGGGAGATCATCGAGGAGATCACGGACCTGCGCGAGCCGCTGGCTGAAATGTGTCTCGGGTGCGGTCTGGATTCGATCATCGACGGGCTGGTCAACGAACAAATCGCATGGCGCGAGGCACTGGCGAGGCCACAGCACGATGCCGACGCAGTGGCGTCGGCGCTCCAGTCGGCGCTGGATGCCCGTGGCATAACCTGGCAATTGCGCAGATACGATAGCGCACGGGACGCATGGGACGCATGGGACGCATGGGTCGCACGGGACGCATGGGTCGCACGGGACGCACGGGCCGCATGGGCCGCACAGGACGCATGGGACGCACGGGCCGCATGGGACGCATGGGACGCACGGGCCGCACGGGGCGCGCTATGCGTCTATGTCGCCAGGTCGATGGGATGGGTGGACGGTGGTGATCCGCTGGCGCTGACGACCGGCATACGCGAGGCCTACCGGAATGGTCTGGCAATTGCCGTGCCGGTGGATAGTGGCGTGGTGGGGTGGGCGATGATGGATGACGCGGGCGCGGAAGGGAAGGGGGCGAGTGATGTGTGACCACGAACAGGGCTGCAACTGCCAGGCCTGCCTCATGCGGGAACGCAATGCGCTGGAAGCCGAGGTCGAGCGGTTGAAGAGCATGATCCGACATTGTGATTGTTGCGGAGGATCATGGGTAGATGGCGGGCTACAAGCTGACTGTCATTGCAAGGAGATCAAGCGGCTGCGCGAGGCTCTTGCGGAAATCGAGCGGCTACCCGGTAACACGTATTGCGGGGACATTGCGCGGCGGGCGTGGGAAGGGAAGGGGGAGTGATGGAAGAAGAACGCGTGTGCGTAAAAAAACTGGACCATGGTCCGTGGCATATACGGGGAGTCGGAGTGTGCAATTGGTCTACCGTGCCCGAGTGGCCGTGCAGCGAGGCGACCATCCGAGATTGTGCTGGTGGCGAGGCATGCGAGGAGTTTATCCGTGCTGCTGTCGCTCTCGCGCTCGCACAAACGGAAGGGGATGACGATGGATCTTGAGCAGGCACAAAACTGTGAGGATTGCGGGGACGCCATAGACGACGAGGCTATCGAATGCGACGGGTGTAGGGCTGTTCTCTGCTTCTCGTGCCTCGCCTCGCATACTTGCGACGCATACGAGGAGGCGGATCCCTCGGATTACTATCCAGACGACTACGACGAGGACGAGGATCCGGACGCGTATGCCATTCGTAGGGACAAGGATCTCGATTCAGATTTAGCTATGGGCAACTACGACTAGGAGGGGACGAAATGCCTCCGACTGATATCCATCCCTGTCCAAAATGCGGCGGGAAAATGATCGAGACAATAGAGGAGATCGATCACGATCGTTTTACCTGTCTGGTTTGTCGATACACCTGGGCGAGGTTTCTCAAATCTGCGCGGCCCGTTATCAAGGTTTACTGTTCGAAATGCGTCGAATGGTTTTCCGAGGAGACGGTCCGAGTCGAAAACATAGAGGAGGGTTTCGACGGGGCGGACGTTCTCACGTTTCATTGTCCGCGTTGCGCCTCTATCCAGAGGTCCAACAGGATAACCGCGAAGCGATAACAAAGGGGAGGCAACGGATTGAAAAAGGGCGGAACACGGCATCCGAAAACGATCGCGCTCGCGTCGTTACTTGGAGTGCCAAGACTTCACGCGGTCGGCATCCTTGAAGAACTCTGGGCGTGGGCTTGTGACTATGCTCCTCAGGGAGACGTCGGGAAATGGCCGGATTCGGTCCTCGCGACCGCGGTCGAATGGACGGGGGACCCTGAGCAGTTTGTTGCTGCACTGGTGCAATCTGGTTGGGCGGACGAGTCAAAACGCTATCGGATCGTCCTCCATGATTGGCCGAAGCATTGCCCATCCTGGCTACAGGGTTTGCTTTCGAGAAAAGACCTAGATTTTGCGGTAATAGATCCGAAAACGGATAAATCGGACTCAGTATCGGACTCAGTAGCGGACTCAGTAGGAACTTGGGATCTTGGGTCTGGGAACTCCGGAACCGGAGTCCGGAATCCGGAATCCGGACGCGCGCCCGCGCCCGCGCGCGAGGGGATCGCTCAGATCGAGACAGAGCAGGCGCCAGACTCCAAGAGCAACGGCAAGGCCCGCAAGACGCGCGGGAAGATCGAGAAACGCGGTGGGTCTGGTGATACCTACCCTGTAGATTTTGAAGAGTTCTGGGCGGCATATCCGAAACGAGAGGGAGGCAATCCAAAGCGCGGCGCGTTCCAGAAATGGGACCGACTCGTCCGCAACGGGGCGACCAGGGAGCAACTGGTCCGCGCGGCGTCCAACTACGCCAGGGAACGGATGGGGGAAGAACCCAGATTTACCAAGCAAGCGGTAACGTTCCTCGGACCGTCCGGCGCCTGGGAGGAGTACGCGGATCCGTCCTGGGTTCCCCCTGCCTCGACGTCGTCTATCCCGAACCGCGTAACGATCGAGCATATCCGACGCGAACCGTTCCCAGATCAAGCCCGAAAGGATCTCGCGATCTGGAAAGCGCGGACGCCCTGGCGCGGACGGCAGGAGGCAAAAAGGGCGCTCGCGATCTGGCTTGAAAGTCTTGGTCTCAACGAATCGAGACGCCTGGAAATCTGTTTGAACTATCTCGGGTTCAGAGAGGAGGCGCGGCGCAATGGGTGATTCTGACGGAAAGCTGCAAGACGTAATAGACGCGGTCAAGCCTACTGAGTTCGGAGAGGTAACGGCCATTCCCTGGGTTTGGGTTGTTGAGTTCAAGAAACTAGAAAGGGCAAACGATGGGAGATAACGAACGCAATCCCTCCGATTTGACGGAGGCTTTCTGCAAACTCCTGGACACAAAAACCGCGGCGAAACTCATAAAGCGCGGAGAGCATAACGCCGAGAACAAGGACGAGCGCGCCCAGGCCCATTGTCTCGATTGCATGAGCACGGGGATCCTAGCGATCGTCTACAGGGCGGGCAAGGTTTTGGAAATGGGGGAGGCCCTTTGTTCCTGTCCTCATGCTATGAGACGGGAGGACGTAGCGCGCGGTCTCTGGGATCGGATCGAACTCGATACCGACGAGGGTCCCCTCGTGCAATGGCGCGCAAAGTATCCGACACAAGCCGAGGTAGAGCGACGCGTCGAGGTTTTGGCGCCGCAATGGATGCCCTCCCCTGTCGCCTGGATCATTTGTCACGCGCGCAACGGACATAGACCGCGGGCGCCCTGGTGGCAAAACATAGGGACCTGGGAGGCGCTCGTCCGGGCGAGAACGCTCTACCCCAAAGACCAAGACTTGATTGAATACGAAAACTCGGCGTTAGGTCGCAAAAGCAATGCACCGACTTCAATCCCGTTCTGAGGCTCGCGCCGACGTTCTGCTCGTTATCGCCTCCGCGGTTGCCGCGGTTTTGTTCCTCTGGTTCTCCGTCCAGAGGTCGGCCCTCCCCGAATCCAAATCTGTCATATCGGAGGCCGAACAGCCCGCGACCGCGGAGGCACCTTTAAACCTGGGAGACGAGATAGAGGAGCAGACCGCGGATAAACCTCCTCCCTATCGACTCGTGCCGATCCCTGTCCATACCGAATGGATTCCTGTAACGTGCTACACTCCGACGAGTGACGCGCGTTTCACGGGCAAGCGCGCGACCTCGTTCGCGAATGTGAATTTTCTGAAGGGCGGAAAGCACTATGACGCTTTGCGTCCATATCCGACAAACTGGACTCGCCTGGAATGGATCAAGTCCGCCGGTTGGAAAGTCGTCGCGGTTCCTCGACGTTGGGACCGCGTCCATACCGACAGGATCCTATATCCTGACGGGACTTGGGGGCATCGTTACGTTGTCGGCGTCCCTGGTTTTACCGAGCGCGGCGAGTATGCGATCCCCCTGGACAGGATCACAAAGCGGCATAGGGTAGACTGCCTCCGGTTCATCCCGGACCGGGAGGCGCGCAAGTATGGCGCGCCCCTTTTGCCGGTAACGGTCTACGAACTCCGCAAGATCGGGCGAAAATAGCCCCATCTCGGCAAATCTTCAGTATTGCAAACTTTCCAGGTTCGGGCGATACTTTCTACAGACCGGGAACGGGCTCGGTCTGTAGGAAAGGGCAAGCAATGAAACAGGGTAGCGCGGCGGGCAAGCCGTACACGATGCGCGAGGCGATCATGGATCGCGCTCAGGCAATGGGGCCTTGCACGATCGACGGTTTTCTCTACGAGGTCCGCGTCCAGGTTAAAGAAAATGCGACCCGCGAGGAGGTTAGCGCGGTCGTCGGCGAATTGATCTCGCGCGGTTGGCTTGAGCGGTACGACGACGAGGCTTTTTGGCCGACCGCAAAGTACACCCGGAGTTAGAGATCAATCGGCCCGCGCTCCGTAACCGGGGCGCGGGTCAACCCTAGACCGGGAACGGGCTCGGTCTGTACTGAAAGGGCGTTGCATGAAACGTAACGGGACAGATTGGAAAAAGGTCGGGGAGGTCTGGGTTCTCTCCGTCCAACTGGAGGACAAGCGACATACAATCGCGAATGTCCGCAAGAACCCCGATCCGTTTACAGCGGATGATCGTTGGCTCTGCTGTTGGGACCGGGACGGAAATGCGACCTCCTGGTCCGAGCCGAATCTCGCGGAGGCGAAAAAGAACGTGGAGCGCGCGGTCTACGGTTCCCTCGTGGACTGCTTCACCAACCGCGGCAAACGCGAGGAACCCAAGCAGGAAGGCGCGACCTACCTCGTCCATACGATAACGATTATGGGCGACGCCGATCCCTGGGAATTCTGTGGGGACGATATCATCATAACGACCGACTCCTATCGGTTCGGCGACGAGACTCCAGGGATCGAGATTTCGACAAAGAAGGGCGTTTTCTATTTCTTCCCCTGGTCCTCGATTGCTACCTACTCGACCCAGGCCCGCAACAACAAGCCGGAGGATTTGTAGATGAACCGCGCCGAGAGAATCGTCCTAAACTTGCGGCGAGCAATGGAGAAGAAATCCGCTAGCCTTCGGAGCGGGGAGACGCTCCGGATCGGCGATCGCGTTATCATTCGGGAAGATATCGACACCTATCCCGCGGCCTGCGATCACGATCCGGACAAGGATCCTTCTCGGGTCCTGTTCATTCCGGACGATCACGATCGCGACTATATCGCGGTCGATAGGTCGGTCCGCGTCGAGTACCCCAAGGGCTGTTGCCTGCCGATCGTTCGCCTCGACCTGGACGAGGACCTCGACAATTGGGCGGATGCCTATCCCGAGCCGGAGCCCGAGGTCGAGCTGATCGATGACAAGACTGGCGAGCCCCAGGCCCGCTATTCCGTCGGCGCCATCTGGACAGACGAGCAGATCCGCGACCTCATGACGACCGCGGCGGAGGGAGGCATTAACTACTGGGCGGAGATCGAGACGATTCGGCGCGAGGATATCGCCCATACCGATCCGCTCGCGGATGATGGTCTCTCCGTGGAAGCGATCATTATCGAGCGCGACAAGGAGGATCCGCGCGCCGAGTTCAAGGCGACAACGATCGGCTTCTCCGCGATCCGCAACGCGATAGACGAGATCATCATCTCCGGCAAATTCCCCGCGCGACTCGTCGGCATCGTCGCCGCGCGCGATATTGAAAACGTGGACGCCGAGGTCGCCGACGCGGTCGTCCAGGTCGCAACCTTTGGCCGTTTGGTATACGGATAGGGGGGTAGATCAATGGCTTGGATCATTATCGACAGTCGAGACGGATACCGCGGCCCGGTATCCATGCACGACCCATCCGACGAGGTAGCGGCAATGAACCTCCGCGAGCCCTCCGGCGATCGGTTCTCGGTCGAGGAGGTCCCGGACTCGGAACTCTCCGACGACGACAAGGTCGCCGAGATCGTCCGCAACCAGGACGAGCAGGAGGCCGAGTCGGCGCTCCGCGCGATCGGCGAGCCCTTCCACGTCCTGACCTGGGACGACGACGAGGGGCGGGAACTCCGCTACATCGTCCCCGCGCGTTTCGAGGTCTGCCAGTCCTGCCGCGGGAAGGGGACGCGGGTCAATCCCGCGATAGACGGGCACGGGATTTCCTCCGAGGAGTTCGCCGAGGACCCGGATTTCGAGGAGGCATACTGGCGCGGCGACTACGATATCCGTTGCGACGAATGCAACGGTCAACGGGTCGTCCCGGTCCCTGACCTCTCCAAGGTCCCCGAGATCCTCCGCGAGCGTTACGAGCATCATCTGGCAGGCGGTTTGGCCGCGGAGGCGTCTATCAGGGCCGAGGAGGCCGCGGAACGGAGATTTTGCGGAGGCTACTAGGCCGAACGGCTCGCGCCCTCTACAGGGCGCGGGCCAATCCTGCACGAGTCGTCTGCTAGTGGGGCAGGGTAAGGGCCGCGGAGGCCCAGGCGAGGCGACGACGATCGACGGACCGCAATTATGAAAGGGCTACCTATGCGGAAACCGTACAAGTACACCGATCGCGATCCCTCGCACAAATGCGAGGATTGCGCGCGTCCGATCAAGCGGAACGTGATCGCCCGCAAGACGCGACGCCCGCGGAAATGCTATCGGTGCTGGCTCAAGTCCAAGGGCAGGGCGATCTAGTGATGCGCGCACTATTGCACAAGGACGGGCAACGGGTCCGGATCCTGGACGGAGGCAAGGGGCGCCGCGCGATCGTCCGCGTTTATCTCGTCCGGAACGTCGAGACTCAGAAATACGGGCGCCTCCGGTTAGACGGGCCGACGGAGGAACACGTTCGGCGCTACGTCCGGGATTCTGGCGCGGTTTCGATCAACGTTCCATCCGGCGGAGGGTTCGCCCGTTTCGGAGTTCTCGCGACAGATTCCGAGGGCCGACGCTCGACGGAGGCTAACTGCAAGGGACAAAACGCGCGTTTCCGCGTCATAGATTCGGACGCCCTCGGCAAGATTCGGGACGCGGAGGCCGCGGTCGTTGCCGCGCGCAAAAACTTGACCCAGGTCCTCCGGGACGCTTTCGAGGACGCCGAGAAACTCAACAAGAAAAACGCCGCGGAACTCCTCCGCGACTGTGAGGGAGTGGACTATCAGGAAACCGACGACAAGGGAGAGGGGTAGCTTATGCAAAATCAGAAAAAGGGGCTCGCGCGGATCGCGATCGACGTAGACCCGGCCCTGCATAAGGCAGTCAAGGTCCATTGCGCGAAAAAGGGCGTACCCTATGCGCGTTGGCTCCGGGAACAGATTCGGAAGGGTCTCAAGCGCGAAAGGGCGAGTTATGGCTCCTAAACTCGGACGCCTGGAAACGCTCCGGCGGGCTCGCGATAGTTTCAAGCGCGCCCAAGACGCTAGCCTTCCTCCGATCGAGATCGAGACCGTTAGCCTTGCATTCTGGTCCGCATTGTCTTGCGTCTCCCCGGACCTCCTGGATATCGTCCTCGCCCTGGCGGACGGACTCCGCGAGAACCTGGACGGAACCGCCCATCTAGATCCGGTCGCCGAGCGCGATCTCGTGAACCGGCTCCGGAGATTCAACCAATGGGAGGAGTAGGGGGGCCAATGCCTCGTATCCGTTCCGGGTTTACCTCCCTGGTCGGCGACGACGTTCCCGTCTACTGCTACCGTTGCGGCGCCCATCTGAGCGGGCCGGAACGCGAGGAGGGCAAGGATTCGCCAGAGGCATCCGGCGGGCTCTGCCTATCCTGCTTTCGATCTGAGCGTCTCCGGGGCCTGGAGAGGCTCGATAGATCTGTCCCTTGCCTCTCGGCGGATCGCGAGCGCCGGACTGTCGTCTCGATCCTCCAGATCGGCGCCGCGGCCCTCCTCGTCCTGGGGCTCCTGTCTTTGGGGCTCGGGGCTGGACTCGCCGCGGCTGGAATCCTCTGGCTTGGTTCGTTCGTTTGCTCGGTCCTGGCTTGGCAGACTGCGCACGAGGGGGAGGGCTTGGAGCAATGACGAAACCCGAAACCCTCTCGGACTTGTTGCAGTCGCATACGACTCGCGGCGACTGATTCCAGTCCGCGCCCTCCTGGCTCGCCCGGATTCCTCCGGGCGGGCCTCTTTTGCTCTCAGATTGACAAAATTCGGGCATCCCTGTACACTCCTCGAAACGTAGCGAGGGTGAACTATGGGGATTTCTACCTATTCCGGGGGATTACCCCTCGGGGTAAACGCGAACGGGCTCCAGATCTGCAATAGGCTGGAACTCAACGACGCGACGAGTCCGACGAAACAATCGAGCCCGATTACCGTCTCCTCCACGCCCATAGAAATCCCAATCCCAGACAACGCAACCGAGATCCTGATCCAGGCGACCGGCGCCGATCTCCGAGTCGGCACGGATGCGACTTTCTCCCTGGGATATGTGACCATTCTTGATACAGAATGGGCGCGGTTCCCGGTTACTGCCGGGGGGTCTATCTGGGTCGTCCGAAACGCCGCGGTAGACGTAACCGTCGATTTCGCGATCTCTGGACAGCAAGCATACGGAGCCCTGGCGGATCCCGCTTGTAAAGTCGCCTTCATGGCCGACGAGGTTTCCAGGATCTCTATGGATCTCGTCGGTTCGGAGTACAGAATCCGGAAGATTCATTCCTCTGTCCGTCGCCCGACGGATCCGTATCAGCAACAGCCGGGACTGTTCACTCGTCCCCTATGGATACCTCCGACCGGAGGCGCCTCGGCTTTATTCGGTTTCGACGCCGCACGAAATACCTTCACGCTTAACGTGGGCACTAAGCCCATGAACGTCGGGACGGGTCCGTTTACCCTAATGTGCGCCCTTACGTCCTATGCCAATTCCCAAGTCGTAACGACGACCGATAACCCGTTCGACTTTAAAGGCATGGGATACATGGCCGGAGTAATCAACCCCGGACAGGTCGAGTTCTCCGACGGGGTAGGCTTTTGGCCTATGGGCGCCCATACCTCAGGAGTCGTAGATCTCTACACTGCTCGCCGAGAGGGCAACGGTGCCAATCAGACAAAGGGCTGGAAGAATCGAACCCAGGTTTTTAGCGGAGCGAGCGCGGTAGATGTTGGCGTTTCCAATCTCTCAATCGGAGCCCTGTTCGACGCTGCTCTCCCGTTTTTCGGTGCTGTTGCTTGCCTGATATTCTGGGACGAGGCTCTTTCGGATCGAAAGCTAGCCCTGTATCAAGACGAGATCCGCCGGAGGTTCAATCTACCATGATTCGCGTCCTGTTCGATTCAATGACGAAAGCCAAGGCCTACGACGACGTCCTCCAGGCAAAATACGCGGACCTGGAAGCCTATCTCCATTCTGGGACGGTTTATCCGCTTGCAGAATCGCACGATGGGAACGGGGTCGTTTCTGTGTTTTACTCGGACGACGACGTCCCCGCGGATGCCGTTTCGGCGGGGAGTCGTAGCGTTGCCGCGACTCTTCTCGCGTTTGTCCGTTCGGTCCCTGCCGCGATCGTAACGAATGCCCAGGCCGAGGTCTTGGGCTTTTCTCATATCCCGGAGGAATAGATCACAATGGCGAGTAGCATCCGAATCTACAAGGGGGGATTGCCCCAGGACGTTAATGGATTTCCGATCCAGAGGGCGAGCAAGATCCTCACTCAGGACGGACAATCCACGCCCGAGGTTTCTCCCGTTTCTGTCAATGGCGGAGACGTTGACCTCGTCGCGCCGGACGATTCCGTTCTCCTAACCCTGACCTCTCGGGGCGGGGACGTCCCCGTCGGAGACAATCCGACTATGTCGGGATCCGGTTCCGGCAATGGTTACTATACTCTCCAGGACGGGGATACGATCGAGATCGAACTCGCCGCGGGCCAAACGATCTATCTCAAGCAGACAGTCGGCGCCAACGTCGATTTCTTCTATTCGATCCTGGACGACTGATCCAGTCCAGACGATGCCAATCAAGGGCAGGACGCATAAGTCCAGACGAACGCGAGACCGTTTCGAAACAGATCTCCGCTACGAACAGAAGCGAGCCGACAATCCGGCGCTCGCCAGGGCCAAACGGATACGATCCTCGAAACGTTGGCGGTCCCTACGTTCCTACTATCTCTCGCGGCATCCTCTTTGCGAGGATCCCTATGGGATGCACGAGGCTACGGGCGTAGCGACAGGAGCGTCCGAGGTTCACCATTTGACACCGATCGCGGTCGATCATCGTCTAGCGTTCCGTCTGTCAAATCTCCAGGCGCTTTGCGTTTCCTGCCATAGGCGCGCTGAGTCCGAGATTCTGAGGTCTCCCCCCTCCATCCGGTCCGCGCCGGAGGGGGAGGGGGTCCAGGCTCCCGACGAGGAATCCGCGGCATGATCTCAAATCTACCCCCGACCCTCCCCGGTCCTATTCTTTCGCGGCTCCCCCAGATCGTCGCCAGATCGGCGACCGGGGGGGAGGGGGTACCATTGCGCGGGACGACGAGGGCGCCCGATCTTGGGCGAGACGTCCCAGGCGCCCCTGAGACGCCGCGGAAACAATCGGGCGACTGTTGGGACGTCCTGGGACGATCGACGCGTCTGGGCGCCCCAGAGGCCCTCAGCGGCCCATTTCGCGAGGGGGGGTATTTCGCGAAACCTAGGCCATTTTCTAAGAC